AGGTATTAACGTGTTATATTTATTAATATATTTTTCTTGAGCGTTAAATGCATTTTCTTTCGTATCAAAAAATTCAAGTATTTCTAATTTAAAATTTAATTTTCCATATTCATTTATTGCATGTTTTAAATATAATCCACTACCATAATAGTTATTTTTCAAAGTATTTGTTGAATGCTCTCCTACATATTGTTTTCCGTTAATTAGATTAGTTGTAATATAAACATAATGAAATTTATTCATAATAATTTATTTAAATTGTCATAATATATTCTATAAATTTGTTCAAGATTAATTTTTTTAAAAGATTGTTTAGGATTTAGAAAAACTACGTATCGCCATTCTTCAAATTCAATCATTCTTAATTTACGAATATTTTCTATCTTATATGATCTATATCCATAATCAAATAATGAATTTTGTATTTTATTAAATGCTTTTATCATTCCTTGTCCTTTCCCACTTAATACTAAATTAACATATTTTTTATTTATTGCAATTTTTTTATTTTCAGTTAATCTTTCTACATCTTCAAAAAATTCTTTATACCTATCGTAATATGAAATAAAAAATTTGAGTCTTTCTTGTGAAGGTAATAAATTCATATTTATTCCTCCTATTGTTCTATTTGTAGTATGATAATACGTGCAAAATAATACAGGTGTTATATCATGATATTGAAATTCTTTTCCGGTTTTTTCATTTTTAAGTAAAGCCAAAGCCTTATCATTAACATGAAAAAAAGTATATATCATTCCTGGAATTGGAAGTTTAGATATTTTTTCTTGTATTAAAGATTCTTGATCTGTAGAATCAATTTCTATTAATTTTTTTTCATCTTTTAAATTATATTTGAGATAATTTTCATATAAACGCTCATATGCAACATCTTCGATATTATCGATACGTTTCATTTGTTCATATATTATTATTGGTGATTCCATTATTATGCATTATTTGGTATCCAAAAACGACCTATTAAATTTTGAAGTGTATTTTCTGTGAATATAAAAAATTTAGTATTAGTTTTCTTAGCATAAGCATCCATAGCAGCCCATTTTGCTTCATTTAGCAAAAAATCTTTAGCCTCGTTATTAAATTTTCTTTGTTCTTTTAATAATGCATTTGAATTAGGTGGTATAGGTTTTTTAAGTTTAGAAGATGGTTTTATTTCTATAAACCATTTTTCTTGAATATCACCCTTTTGAATTAACAACCAATAATCTGTATGATAATTTTTAATTACCCAGTTTTTTGGATCATTTGGATTTAATCCATATTTTTTACATTCTTCGAGTTTTGATACACGATCGTAATACGGAACACTAATTGGTTCTGATGACCAATGAACTATTGATGGTGATGCATCACACCATTTACAAAATGCCAATTCCCACCCACTACGATAGATTATTAAATGTGGATTGCCTATATATTTTTCAGGAAATTGTAATTTATATACTTTATGAAGATACCCTTGATATGTTTCACCCTTTTTTAAATTACCACTTTCGTTATAATGATTTTGTTTAGGTACATGCCATAATTTATAGTTGTTGTTTAACATTTTTTATTTATATATTTTTATATTCCCAAACTGCATTTCCACAATCATATACTCTTAATGCTTTTATATCATCATCCATTATCTGAAATTCTGTTTTATTTTTATCATACCCCATTTTAATTAATTCATTTTTTCTAAATGTATATCTGTGATATCTGACATTATCAACAAAATACCAATAATTTGGTTTTGAAAATTCTTTTAATTTAAATCCTGCATATTCATAAACTTTGCCTTCACCCCAACATAAATCTGCATATGAAATATAATCTCCGGGATATTTATTAATAATATATTTAAATAATTTAGAAAAAGATCCAATACAATCTATTCTTAATTTATTACAAAATCTTAAAATTTCAAATGTATTTTTATTTTTATTTTTTCCTAATTTTCTTTTTCCAAAACTTAAACACGAGACAATTTCATTATTATAAAATAATGCAATATATTTAAACGCTCGAGTTTTTCCTTGAAGATGATTATTTTCATAAAAATTATTGGCATCACTTGATGATATTTCTTTTAATATACATTTTCTTGCTCCAATAGTTAAACGATTTATGTTTAATTTTGATAAAATTCTTTGTTTAATAATTTCTTTTTTATTATTCCATAAGTCTTCCCATATGTGTATAAGATTTATATTCTTAGTTTTTAAAAAAAGTGTTTTATTTAAATGATAATTTTTATCTTTAAATAAATCTGAGTGCCAATAAATTCCATTAAATTCTATTGCTAAATTTTTATTAGAAATATAAATATCAATTTCTTTATTTGTTAAATTTTTTCTGTTATTTTGTTCACATTCAATATATGCAGATAACCAATTAAAAATTTCTATCTCAGCAGTTGAAACCCATTTTGTTAGTGGGGGTGAACATATTGTGCAACATATATCTTGTCTATAATTTCTATCTCTTAATAAATGTAAAGAAATATCATATTCATGATCACACTCTTTTCCTTTACATGTAACAAATCCTAATTTATTATAATCATATTTTATTATTGTATCTTTAATTCCAATATTTTTTAATTGTTGAATAGTTTTTTCTTTTGTTTTTTGAAAAACAAATTCATTCATTTTGTCTAAAGAGCCATATTTACTAATTATTGTGTTTATTCGTTTTTGTATACTTTTATCTTTATTTTCTTTATTTTTAAAAAAATTTAAAGCTCCTAATCGAGCATTTGTATGTGTATCTTCATGTATTTCAAATGGATTAGTGACACCGTATCTTTCTTGTAATGTACATTTTGCTTTAATTATAGCACAAGCAGGCAATGTTGTATATTCACCATATTTTTCTAAATTTGTTTGTTTTCTTTTTTCTATTATTTCTAATCCATTTTCTTTATATGCATCTGAAATTTTTTTCCCAAGAGATTTTCTCAATTCTTCATCTTTATATGTTTCATTATTTGATGATCTTATTTTTTCTCTTACTACATCATTTTTTGCTGGATGTGTAACACCAAATTTATCTAAACAAGTATTTTGAAATTTTTCCTTAAATTGTTTTATTTTTAATGGGTGATCTTCACCATATCTTTTTTTAAGTGTATTTTTAGTTTTATTTAAAACAACATTTATATTTTCTTGTTTACATTTATATGAACAATATACGTAATTGTATCTTACCAATTTTCCACATACACATCTGTTCTGTGTTACACAGTCATTTATATAATAGTATACTGCATCATTAAAGTTAATTGGATTTAGATTATGAAATGATATAAATTCTTCAATTTCTTGAAGAATTTCTGGAAATTGTTTCTTTATATGAGTTTTTCTGGTTTTATAGAATCCTGGATTATCTGTTGATACATATAAAATAAAATCTGATTTAGTCATATATAATATCTTTTTAATTTATATATACTAATTAGCAATTGGTTTTAATATAACTAATGTATTTTTTTAAATATTGTAAATATTTTTTTGGGAAATTGACACTTTCTTTGATTTTGGAAAATTACCATAAAATTTTCTCCAGCCTTTTGCGAAACCGTTTTTTATGATTTGTGTGAAATAAGCAAAAGCATTTTGAGATTTTTCAGGATCATACCCTCTCCAATATTGAAAACAATCCATAATGGCAAAAGATATGCAATCTTCTCTGTCTTCAACATATATATAATTTAATTTTGTAGAGAATTTTTTTGCCATTAATATGAACATATCAAGAGCAGCAGGTGTTAATTCGTTTTTTTCTTTTGATTTTATTATTTCATTTCGAAGATCTGAATTTTTTACATGAATACCCATTGTTACTTATTTTTAAAATTTTATTAATTTTTAATTTATATTAACAAAACGCAGCATAGTTTTGTTGCGTTTATTTTATTTTTAATTAATTTTTTATCTTTTTTATACCTATTTTAAATTCTGGAAAAACAAATTTAGTAGTATCTATAGAATTTAATTCAAATTCTAATCCATTCATCAATTTGATAAATTGATCCAATGTTAATGGTTTATAATTAGTAAGAAATGTAACATAAGAATTACGCATAGCATTTTGATTTTTTACTAATTCATTTTGTACTTGTTGAAGATTCATAACAATAAATAATATTGAATCCAATTTTTTTGTATCTTCAGCTCTTAACATTTTTAATTCTTTAAGATCTTCTTTTGTAGATATTTTTTCATTATTTTTTCTTTCAGATTTTACACCTACGGTCCATACAAAGGTAACTGCGGCTACAATAGTCATAAAGTAACCCCAATAAGTTTTAATAACTTCTAAAAATGTTTTAATTGGTTTTGTTGAATTAGTTGTCATTTATTTTATATAGATAGTATTTTTAAAGCATGCCTTCTAATCTATCTAATATTTCATCAAATTTGTTATTAAACTTATCACCAAATTCTTGTTCTATTTGATATTTTAATCTAACTAATTGTTTGACAACATACACTCTATTTTTATAGTCCGCTTTAAAATGTATTTGAAATCCGCTAGCAGTATCTTTAAATTCATCTCCTCTTTCGAAATCTTTTTTAGTATAAATTTCATTTAAATCTTCTTTTACTAATTTTGCTTTCATGTAATTATCTTTTATTTTTTTATACAGACAGTGTTCTTAGTGTTGCTCTTGGCATCGTTTGCATTTCCTGTTCTCCTGTAGAGTCTTTACGAATAATTCTAACTCCATCGGCATCTCCAATTGCATTTGTATAATCTATAGCATTAATTAAAATATTTTCAACAACATCTTCAGTAGCTTCATCTATAATAACACCAGGAACATAATTATCTTCATTTGCAAAATCATTTAAATCTTCAAATATTCTAACTTGTGATTTTGGCATAAATACATTATTCCCTTCGATAAGAACTTTTATTTGTTGTTCTGGATTTGCTTTTTCCCATGAACTGTATTTTACATAACAATTATGCATTTTAAGAGGAACATTTCCACTATATACACCACATCTGACATATTGTTCAAATAATAATGCTTGTGTTTTATCATCAAATTTCATGTGTGGGACTGTAGTTAAATCAGGTTTTTTTGCCCATTCTTTAACTTCTTTAGGATCAACTAAATGTGTGCTCCCTTGTACTTGAATTATCCATTTTCCTTCAACTTGACCAATAACATAGCCTTTTTCTTTATCAAGTCTAACGGTATCACCTATTTGAATTGATTCAGTAAGAGGTTCACTAAGAGATTCATTTAGCTTTAACTCTACAGATTCTACTTTGGATTTTTTTAACTTAGTTATCATATTACTATTATTTTTTTGGTCTTTTAAGAAATACTTTTTTAACTTTTTTCGGCTCGTCTAAATCATTTGGATTTTCATCTTTTTCAAAGTTTGTTCTTTCGAGATTCTTTTGTGGAGCACCTACTGCTTCTTCGGGTTTTTCTTCTGGTTTTTCTCCTGGGTTTTCACTCTGTGCTTCTGTTCCTTCTTCTGGTGTTTCAATTTCAGTAGAACCTTCAGCTCCTGTATCACCAAGATCTAATTCATCGCTTCCAGCGGCAGCTGGTTCTTCTGCTGGTGTTTCTTCTCCAGGAGTTGTTTCACTGCCCGTTTCACTACCAGGTTCACCTGTTTCTGGTTCTTCAAGATCTTTTTCTGCATCAACTACATCTGCATAAGCTTCAACTTCATCAGCTCCTAAATCAACTTTATCAGTTTCATCAGATGGTTCATCACTTATAAGTTCTGATTTATCATCATCAAATGTAACAGCCGATGCTGAACCACCTGCATCCGGAGATGGTAAACTGGCCATGCCTACTTCAGTTCCAAATTCGTCTCCTTCTGCACCTACATCGCCACCCTGTTCACCTTTAGCCGCCATTGCTCCTGTTGGAACAACAACAGTGTATGATTTTCCAGACTGATCATCTTGAACTGTAATATTTAAATTTTCTACAACAGTTGTATATTGTTCAACTTCATTAAGATAATTTTTATAATCATTTTTAACTTCTTCTAATTCTTCATCAAGAGCATTAATAAGATTAGTTGTTATTTTATTTGTTGTATATTCAGATTTAAATTTATTAATTCTACTCTGTAAATCAAGAATATAATCTGAATATTCTCGTTTAGTTGCTTCTATTTCAGATAAGATTTTTTCTTTATTAGGAAGAATATCTTCAAAGGTCTTAGAAACATCAAATCTCATGTGTTCCATCATAATTTTTTCAGCTTGAATAGGATTAATATTACGATAGAAAGTAGATTTGTTATTAATAGGATCAAATGTTGTGATGAAAATGTTATCTCTTAATTTAAATACATCAGCTGCATAATTTTCATTTTCAAGAAGATAAACTCTTTTAACAAAATCAAGTTCTGCAATTTCATCATAATTGTTTCTTAATACATTCATAAAATTATAAAAATCTCTATTTCCTGCCCATAATGCAGCAGTAGCAGATTCATTAAGTTGTTCAGTATTAAGAGTTTTCCCATTTACAACTGTTTGTTTATCAGTTAAAACAGCATTGTCTTCACCAATATAAACTTTAATATCTTTTTTAGTAACTTCTATATTTGGAAGATTTATGATATCACAAAGTGCTTTAAATTCTTCATTAATATTAACAACTTCATCTTTCTTTAATTTATTAATATAATTACTCTTTTTAACATAATATGTTCCTTTAACATTGAATAAAACTTCATTTTCACCTAAATAAAGGATTGGAGAAAATAATTTTTCCTCAATATCACATGATGAATTAGCATATTCTAATTGAAGTTGTGTAGCATCTAACATGACAACATTAAGAATATCACGAATAAACTGATCATAACTAAATTTGATCAAAGTTTCTTTTAATGAACTTTTTGATTGTTCAGTTTTTTCAGTTAAATAATTTTCAACCACATCTTCAATCAGTGGAATAAGATAATTGCTGCGAGTCTCTTTCATTGTTTCAATTATCTTTGTGATGTTTACATCATTTTTGTATTTTTTAATACGTTCACTAACTGCACTCAATTCGGTGTGAACAGCAGGAAGATGATTATATCCTGACATAGCAGAAATAAAAGCTTCGTATAAAAGAACTTCAGGAATTTCTTGCTCTAATTTGTCACGGAAATCTTCAAGAATTGCTGCAAGAGTATAATCAAATTTTGCTTCTTTTTCCAATAAAGTTTTTACAGCTTTACGAACGCCCAAATTCTTAACGAAATAAAGTCTTTTTTGATTACTTACCCATTCCTTAATTACTTTATCATCTGGATATTTTTCTAATCCTTCGAATAAATTATTTAAAGCAATTAATTCGATTTCTAACCGTGCATCTGTTGAAACGCCGTTATAAATTGCTGACGAAATCGCATTTATAGTAGATTCGCATAATGCTTTAACTTCAGCGTTCTCTGTTAGAGATTTTAATTGATTGATCTTTGTTATCATGTCTATTATATTAATTTTAAAAACAGTAATTTTATTTATATATTTATCATCGTATATTTTTTTTAGACAATTTTTACATGTTGAATAACACCGAATACTTCGGGATTAACACTATTAGCAATTTGTATATCTATTAGTTTATAATCAACCGGCCCAGGAAATATAATAGGGCCATACGGCAATACAACTGGAGTATTTACATCTATTTTATTTCCAATTAAATTAAAATACAAAGATGCATCACCTGAATACACTATTCGTCCCTGAATATCTTTCATTTCCAGTATAGCATTAACTGATATATCAGGTCGCGGAGATAAAAAATAACCAGTATCAACGATATTAAATGAACTTGCAGTTATTTCTCCAGTATCAGTATCTGGTATTATTTTAATTAATGGATCTCTATAAATCAATACACTTGAATCTGTAGACCATATTATTGATGGGTGTTTATAATTTGTAAATGTTTCTGGTATATTCCAAATGTAATATTCATGATTGGGCACAAGTTCTTCAATAACATGTTTTTCATTGTTATTATGATATAACCAATATGCACTTATTCGATTTATTATAGCATTTTCCTGTGTATAATCCCATTCTATCCATAAAGGATAACCTTTAGGAATAATAAGCGGTGAATTATTATCTCCACTTGTAGGAGAAACAATTTGTATAACACCATCATTCTTAGGATGAATTTTATCTATAAGTCTATATCCTATTCCTGACATATAATCATTTGCATTAACTTCAACTGTAGGATCAAATACAGGTTGGTATGATTCAACTTGTAAATTAAATCTTATTTTTATTTTATTATCAGCTTCAAATGAATATTGAATATTCTTTTCAAGTGTTATATCTTCTGGAAATCCTACTGTGCACCCTACTCTCATTCCTTTATAATAAACATAAAAGGTGATTGTTTTATAAAATACTTCGCGAATAAGTTGTTCAACTTTTAATGAAGTTATTTGAGTATCTAACCACATTTCACATTCAAAGTTAACATTTAATGGAATAGAATAAAGAAAAGATCGATAAGTTTGTAATTGACCATTAACTTCTTTAAGATAAGTTCCTTGCACATAACGAGAAGTTGTTCTAACTGAATCAACAACTGACCCTGAATATGTAATTATACCCCTTGGTATCATATCAAAGTTTCCGTCAACTGGTTTTGGAGGTATACAATGTGCATAATGTGTGTAGAAATCTTGCATGAACCTTTCATCTCCGGCCATATTATAATACCATGGGATGTTAATAGTTTCAGTATAATCATTGCTCCACACTTGTTCATATGATATTTTATTATTTAGAATATCAAGTAATCCCGCCAATATTGAACGGATGAGAATATTTTCATTATTATATCTTTGATGTAAAGCCATTTATATTTTATTTTATTTATTCATCAATTTAAAATACGTCTGGTTAAACCATTATCATATCACCAAGTGTTTTGCAATATTTCTTTACTTCTCTTGTAGTAAACTGTTTTTTATTATTTCTACAATCATATGTATATTTAACTTCTTCTGGTGAATATTGTAATGATGTTAGATCATTTCCACTACATGAGAAATTACCAAATACTCTTTCAGGACACCCTTTTAATGTTGTTAAATTACAATGACTTATATCAAAATCACCGTGAATCACTTCAAATTGTATGAAATTGGGTAGTTCTTTTGTAACCCATCTTGTTAATGTTAATCCTATTGAAACACTAATTTTACCTTCTTTATTTATTATTACATATTTTTTATATTGATTTTCTGTAGCTCCATTTGAAATAAACCATTTTTTAATCATTGCTTTTAATCCTATGTCTAAATCTTCTATAGGATCTGAATCTTCAGTGAATTTTTCATTAAGATTTTCTTTAATTCTATTTTCTTTAGCGATATGATCTTTAAGAACTTTAACCACTTCAGTGTGTTCATTCTCACTTGCCCATCGTAAAGCACAATCATTTTCAGCATGTACATTTGCATTTGCAGCTAACAAGAGTTTAACTATTTCAGTGTGTCCACTCTCACTTGCCCATCGTAAAGCTAAATCATTATCAGCATGTACATCTGCACCTGCAGCTAACAAGTATTTAACAAAATCAAGTTTTCCATATCCAGCACTACATGCTAAAACATGATCTTTATTTCCAAATAGTTTATCCATAGATTCCATCCATAGCTTTATTTGATGCATCATACCAATGTTCATATCAGCAATTGGATCTGAATCTTCAGTGAACTTCTCATTAAGATTTTCTTTCACTATGTTTTTTTCTTTGGCTAAATGATCATCTATAATTTTTTTCATTTGATTACTACAATTCTTCTTTTCTTTTAAAATCCAATCATGCCAACCATGTATATCTGCTCCATATAAAAGTAAAAGCCTTGTTAATTCAACATAATTATGTCCTACTGCCGTTCTTAATGCTTTATCTTCACTAAAATGTACATCTGCTCCTTTATTTAATAATAATTTAGCAGCTTCATATCTTTTACCATCTATTGCCCAACCCAATGGTGATCTAGCATTAATATCTGCACCATAGTCAATTAAAAGTTTCATAAGTCGTATGTAACCTGAAAAAGCAGCATATCTTAATGGTGCACCAGTATCTACATTTACATCTGTTCCTATATCAAGTAAATATTTAGTCCAATTTATTTTATTCCAAGCACAACAGGCAATTAACATTAGTTCATCACTATGTATAAATTTTTTTTCTCCATTTTGAATTAAAAATTCTTTTATTTGGTGTTTAATACCAATACCCATATCAGCAACGGGATCTCCGTCTTCAGTGAACTTCTCAAATATAATATGTTCTTTAACCACTCCCATTATCGTATAATATATCTTTTATCTGGCTGCACTAAATATAGATTATCATCTTCATCATAAAAATTTAATCTAGTTCCTCTATTATAACTTTCATAATGACATATTTTAAAAGTTTTAATACCTTTTTTTCCAAAGTCTCCTGAAATAGTTTTTCCAATAAGAGATCTTAAATAATCTAACCATTCACTTGATTTAAGATACTCCGCTCCTATTGTTTCTTTTCTTTTTTCTTCAAATGATATTCCGCCGATTCCTAAATCATGAATGGGATCTGAATCTTCAGTGAACTTTTCATTAACACTTTCCTTAACTTTTTTTCTTTTTTCTTTAGCGATATGATCTTTAAGAACTTTAACCACTTCAGTGTGTCCATTAACACTTGCCCATTTTAAAGCATGATCATTATCAGCATGTACATTTGCACCTGCAGCTAACAAGGGTTTAACCACTTCAGTGTGTCCATTAACACTTGCCCATAGTAAAGCATGATCATTATTAGCATGTACATTTGCACCTGCAGCTAACAAGACTTTAACCACTTCAGTGTGTCCATTCCCACTTGCCCATTGTAAAGCCCAATCATTATTAGCATGTACATCTGCACCTGCAGCTAACAAGTATTCAACAAAATCTAGTTTTCCAAATCCAGCACTACATTCTAAAGCATTATCTTTATCTTTAAAGGGTTGATTTATAGATTTCATCCATAACTTTATCT